CCTCCACAGCAGATGTGCTGTCGTCGAGTTCTCCATCAAAGGAAAACAAAAAGCAGAAATCGCAACATGCTTTTTCAAGCGTCTTAACTCGATTCTGGAACAAGAAGGAATAGAAGCAGATAAGAAAGTTTTAGCAGAATTAATTAATAAGCACTTCCCAGATTGGAGAAGAATCCTAAACGAATGTCAAAGATATTCTGTAGGTGGAAAGATAGATAGTGGTATTCTCGCAACATTTTCGGATGTAGCTGTAAATGACCTTATTAAAAACCTTAAAGAAAAAAACTTTCCTGAAGTACGTAAGTGGGTCGTCAGTAATTTGGACAATGATTCTAGTGTACTTCTACGTCGCATTTACGATGCTCTTTACGATACCTTGGTACCTACTACCATCCCTGCTGCTGTTCTTATTATTGCTAAGTACCAATATCAAATTGCCTTTGTAGCAGATCAAGAAATAAATTTACTTGCAGCATTGACAGAGATTATGGTAGAATGTAAATTCAAATGAAAACATTAATTACAAACCGTGACATTTATGAGGAGATTAAAGAGGTGAGTAAAAAACAAAGACATCAAGTTAAATCCAGATGGTATTATATCTTCTGGGGTACTGCTACAGTGACAGTATTTGCTGGTCAGATGTATGTGGGTAATGGTTTTCGTAGAATGGCAGAGAGTCTTGACAATGTAATGGATTCTCCTATCATATTGGATATTGGACCAAGACATAATCCATTATATGATGATCCTATGATTATACGATGATTATTAGTGAGGATGATGCCCTTTGGGCTGCTAATGAATTTATTGATTACTTCAAACGATTTAAAACTATTGAGGATTATATTCGTTTCACAAAAGAAGCAGCAGTTGCTGAACGAGGTAAATCATTATTTTCTTTGAAGGATGAGTTCTTTAATGGGGACGTTCATCCTGAAGAGATGGATTTTGAGGTTAAGTTTGTTGGAGAGAGATTTCAACAATCGGTACCTCAAGAATATTATCATGAACTTTTAACAGCAACATCCTCTGCAATCATTGAGAAGAATATTCCTGGTAGAGAATTACGTTGGATAGTATATGAAAAGAATAGTAAGAAGATAATAGGGTTTATAAGATTTGGATCTCCAACAATTAATTCTAAGCCACGGAATGAGTGGTTAGGTCAACCAGCAAATCTTTCTATATTCAATCGTCATGCTGCGATGGGATTTGCTATTGTTCCTTCTCAACCATTTGGATATAATTGTCTTGGTGGAAAACTTCTTGCATTAATGTGTGTCTCTCACTTTGCAAGGGAACATTTAAATAAAGTATTTGATAAAGATATTGGATGGTTCGAGACCACTTCATTGTATGGTTCTACGACATCTGCGTCCCAGTATGACGGTCTTAAACCCTTTATAAGGTATCGAGGTCTCACTGATAGTAAATTCCTTCCTCTACTTCATGATAGAGCATTTCATAAACTTCATAATAGATTCACTGTTATCAATAATAATAATCCTGTAACTCCTAGTTATGTTTCATCTAAAAAGATGAAGAGACAAACTAGGATGATTTCATGGACTAAGAACTCTTTAAAAGAACATGGTCAGATTGAGAAACTTGAGGAGTTAAATTCAATACTTAAAGATGCATTTGGTCTTACTCAGAGAAAGAGATCATATACATCTGATTATGGTTATGGGAATGTTCGTGAAGTTCTTCTTGGTGAGCAAGATAAATTAGTTCGTGGGCCTAATTGGGATAAGTTTTATCTTGAGAATATTGTTAAGTGGTGGAAGAAGAAAGCAGGTAAGAGATATGAGAAGATGAAGAAAGAGGATAGGTTTAGAACTGAGGTTGAACTTTGGACAGAAGATACTGATATTCAAATAATAAGATGATTGAGAAATGGATTATTCTTTCCATACTTTATCTGGAATACTTTGTACAAAAGTTTCTATGTGGGATATACTATACTTGGTTAAAATTTGATTACTGGAACTTCAATAGGAAATTACCAAAATGACTGAACTTAAAGATTGGTTGAATTCTATCAACTTTACAAAGGAAGATCTATCAGAAGACATAAAGGATTATTCTCCTTATGTTATTAATCGTTGTTTGTCAGGTAATCTTGATTGTATTATGTTTGTCAATGAAATGAATAGGTATCATAATCTCGATAAGGATATGCAATATAATTTTTATCTAAATACTTTGAGGAAAAGGAAGAGATTTTCTCCCTGGCTCCGAAAGGATAAAGTCACGGATCTCGAAATCATCAAACAATACTATGGTTATAGTAACGAAAAGGCAGAAAATGCTTTGAAAATACTAACCCCCGCACAGATTAAATTTATTAAACAACGACTTGATACTGGAGGAATGAGATGACGACTGCGATGGTTGAACCTACTGTAGAGTGGGCCCAAGATAAGATGCTCGAAGTGGTCTTAAAGCAACCTGATGATTTTCTTAAGGTGCGTGAGACTTTAACTCGGATAGGAGTTGCTTCAAGAAAGGAAAAGAAACTCTATCAGTCCTGCCACATTCTTCATAAGCAGGGAAGATATTTTATTGTTCACTTCAAGGAACTCTTTGCACTTGATGGGAAACATGCTAATCTTACAGTTAATGATGTTCAGCGTAGAAATCGTATTTCTAAACTTCTTGCTGATTGGGGACTTGTAGACATTGTAAATGAGGAGAGTGCATCTGATATAGCACCTCTTAATCAGATAAAAGTGTTGAGTTTTAAAGATAAGGGTGACTGGATACTAGAACAGAAGTATAATATAGGAAAGAAGGGGAAGACCCAAGAAACAGAGTGAAAAAATTTATTTTTGATGTTGACGGCACTCTAACTCCTAGCAGGAAACAAATAGATCATTCATTTTGGTCTTTCTTTTTAAAATTTTGCTGTAGTAATGATGTTTATCTTGTTACTGGAAGTGATAGAGAGAAAACTGTAGAACAATTAGGACTCGACATTTGTTATCGTGCAAAGAGAGTTTATAATTGTTCTGGTAGTGATGTGTATGAAAGGGATGTGAATGTCTATAGAGATGATTGGGAGTTGCCAAGAGACGTTGAGAGATTTTTAATGGATGAATTAGATTTTAGTCAGTTTCCTATTCGTAATGGATTACATATTGAAAAAAGACCTGGTGGAGTTAACTTTAGTATTTTAGGAAGAGGTAAAGATCCATCTGTAGGAAGAAAGGAGTATATGAAATGGGATAAGGAAAGAATGGAAAGAGAGGATATTGCTGATAGAATTAAGAATGCATTTCCAGGGTTAACTGTAGCATTGGGTGGTCAGACAGGTCTTGATATTGGGCCTTATGGTAGTGATAAGAGTCAGATATTGAGAGACTTTAGTAAAGATGATGAGTTACATTTCTTTGGGGATAGAATGGAGAAAGGTGGTAATGACCATTCATTAGGGGAAGCAATAAAAAATATGGGCGGTTATCCGCATCCTGTTAATAATTGGGAAGATACCCGAACCATATTAGAGGGTATTCAACACTGACCTTTTTAGGTATCTGTGATTAAATAATAGTGTCGCCGAAAGGGACATCACAACTAAAACTCGCTTTTAAAGGAGGCTATTATGACTAACCTAGCACGGTTTCACGCTGCCAATCTTCCTGAATTAATGGATAGGATTCAGAGAAATAGTATTGGTCTAGATGACTACCTAAATCGTTTCTTTAATGAAACATCAACACAAAATTATCCACCTTACAATATAGTTCAGGTAAACAATGTAGAATCAAGACTTGAGGTTGCTCTTGCTGGATTCAAAAAGAAAGAAGTTAAGGTTTACACTGAGTTTGGTAAACTAATTGTTGAGGGGAAGAAGGAAGAGAAAGAAGATAAAGAATTTGCTTTTAAAGGACTTGCTCAAAGATCTTTTGAAAGATCATGGGGTATCTCTGATGATACAGAAGTTCAGAAGGTTGAATTTGAGGATGGATTACTTACTGTTACAGTAGGTAAGATTGTTCCTGATCATCATGCCAGAAAAGATTGGTTATAATCCAATTCTATGCTATAATATGTGAGTCAAGGCATCGCTACCTTTGACTGCTCTGGGTTAATCTTTTGAGGTTTCTATACCAGGGGCGAAGAAACCTCACTATTATTATCATAGAATATGGATTATAAAACTTCTGGTGTTGATATTGAAGCTGGCAATGCTTTTGTTGAACAACTAAAAAAACAAGCACCTACCATTGGTGGTTTTGGTGGTATGTTTAAGGTTCCTCGTGGATATGAGGAACCTATTTTAGTATCTGGTACTGATGGTGTAGGAACTAAAATAAACATAGCAAGAGTTGCTAATGACTATACTACTATTGGTATAGATCTTGTTGCTATGTGTGTTAATGATATAATCACTTGTGGTGCTAAACCATTATACTTTTTAGATTATGTTTCTACTCAGAAGATAGATGATAATGTTGCTGACATTATGGTTGGTATCCTCAAGGGATGTGAACTAGCAGGTGTAGAACTTATAGGTGGAGAAACAGCAGAACATTTTAGACAGAGAGAATATGATCTTGCTGGTTTCTGTACTGGTATTGTTGAAAAATCTGAATTAATAGATGGTAGTTTAATTCGTGAGAGTGATGTGATTATTGGTATAGAAAGTAGTGGTCTTCATAGTAATGGTTATACTTTGATTAATGATATGATATGGAGGCATAAACTTTTTTATGATAAAGGTTATGATGATACATTAGGAGATCCAAGTGCTACACCAGAACTTCTTACACCAACAACCATCTATGCACCATTAGTTCAGGATTTATTAGAAGAGTTTCCTATTTGTGGTATGTCACATATTACTGGTG